TTGAGTTTATCTAAGAACTTCTCAAACTCTTTTGGTTTACTTCTTTTCTCTACGATAACTTTTATAATCTTACCTGCATATGGGGTAGCATCAAACAATTGATGTGGAGTATCTTTATAATAAATTTTATGAAACATTCTATGAGGATTGTTTACAGGTGTTGCCTCGTATGTATCTGAGTCCCAGATATGAAAACCACGAGTGTCATCACAATCATTCCAGAACATCTCATAAGGATTTCCTAGGTAGTAGACTGTACCGTCTGTAGATCTAGTATGATAGTGTCCTGTATATACTCTGTCAAACTTATTAAACATATCAGCATCACCACTAGCACCATGACTCTGTGTAAATCCTTTGTATACTGCATATCCATTTAATTCTAGATGCCCAAAACATACTTTAGATTTGCATGACTTTATTTTTCTTTCTATCTTAGGTCTGTTGTCTTCATTCAACCACCCTATGAAAAGACATTTTGTGTCGCCAATCGTATACTCTGCGTAGTCAGGGATAGTGATGATATTATCATATTCTCGTAATAAAAGATCAATAGAATTGATTGAGTTATTGTTTTTGTAATAGGCAGTATGATTACCCACGATAGTATACACAGTGATACCCATATCTCGTAACCTATCGAAGTAATTTTTCTTCGACCATTCGAGACTCCAGAGATCAATAGTTCTACGGTTGTCGAAAGTATCTCCCATATCAATGACTGTTTTGATTCCTTCTTTTTCGAGGGTCGGGAAGAATACTGTGTCATAAAACTTTTGGAAATAATCATGGAATACTCGGTTGCCTTTTCGCATACCAAAGTGTTGATCAGTAATAATCGCTGCTTTCATCTATTAGTGTTTTTATACTGAATGTTATCCTTAATTGTATTATAGTCCGAACTCGTGCCTCCTGCACCCTCTTCAACAACCATGACCTGATCATAACCAGTTCTTTCTATTATCTTGGTTTTTATCTCAAGTTGCTTCTTTTCCTTCTGTATGCGTCTGAGGAAAGCATAATAGATTATCTGTGTAAAGTATGCAAATGGGTTGTTAGACTTGTTAGGATCGAAGTTATGAATGTACTGTACGCAATTCTCTATACCATCACCTATCATATCTTCTCTGAACATATAGTTAACAAAGTTTGGTTTGTATGATAGGTGTGTTGCTATTTTTAAAAAACACTCACCAAGATAATTACTGATGGCGGGCGGGTCGATTCCTTTTTCTTTAGCAATGGCACATTTACTGCGATAGACAATCATTGCTTCTAACAATTCCTTGTTATTGACATAATGATCGGATCTTTTTCGTGGCATTATAGTGACCTTTCTGTGTATATTATAACATAGCTTGACAACTATGCAAAATACCTGTACAATAGCCTTGTGGGCGTTTCAAGATCATACTGTAGTTGATATTCCAGGTTTATCTATAGCAAATATTTTCTCAAGAGATACTCTAGCGGTGTCCACATTTCCTAACTTACCCATCTTCTCACTGATATCTACACGGTTAGCGGTCGTCGTTTTTCTTCCTAGGTTGTAATGTTTATATGCTGCTACCATTTCATGATCAGGTTCTAGTTCTTTCAATGTAATAATTTTGTCAAATGATAAACGATATATTTCATCTTCTTCTGGGATAGTTATCCAAGGAACTAATCTGACCAGTGTGTTGGTTCCTTTATGAGTCAACTCTACTTTTAGCGGTTCGGCAATAAAGAAACAAGGTTCTACTCCACTATCATCCATAGTGGTGACTGCTATTATCTCTTCACCAGAGATTAATTTGAAAACAAAATAGGTATCTTCTTTTTTCATTGTTTCTCCTTTAATGAAACTCTGACAAGATCATAATTAAAGTGTTCTTCATTATATATTTTAATTCTTTCTAGTAGATGATTCAATGTGTAATTCTTTTTTGTTTCTAGATTTGGTAGAGTAACTCTGCAATCATCTGCTATATCATACAAAGTTGCTTTAAATTTATTAGATCCTTTCCTTAGAACCCTACCAATACTTTGTAAATTGCGTATTCTACTTTTGCTAGGAGATGCAAAAATGACATTATGTAAGTTTTTAATGTTAATTCCTGTAGAAAAAGTACCATAAGAGGCAACAATGATTGCATTTGATTCCTTCTCCGTTATCTCACGAACCTGTTCTCTGTCTTCAACATCAACTCCTCCGTGTATAAAGAACACTTTACGATCATTAACTGTATTTATTAGATCGTATATGATTTGACCGTGGGTTTCCACCCTACTATACAGTATCAGGGTGTTACCTTTAAGGTCTAACGCTAGATTTTTGATAAATTTGTTTCTCTTTTCATGTGATATAAGGTACTGTATCTCCTCTTCATAGGTATCAAAGCATACTTTACCACTCATAGGGTGTTTTAATAGTATAATTTTAGCATTTAACTTAGCAAGATATCCTTTCTCCATCAATTCATGTGTCTTAACTGTCTTATATGAAGGTCCGAACAGTCCTTCTAGGACAAGTTTATGTGTTTGTGTACCATCTAATGTACCTGTAAACCCATAACGATACTTTGCTTGATGTAATTTAGTCATAATTTTTACGAGGGAAGCAGACTTAAACTGATGTGCCTCGTCACCTATGACAACTTCAAACTTCTCAAAGTATATCTTAGGAAGTTTATAGATAGATTGCCAGGTGGTAATGACAACTGGAGTATCTACTTCTTTCTCACGACCCGCATAAATTTTAGAACAATATGTATCAGCATCCCAACCGTAAGATACGAAGTCCTTATGCATCTGCTCTACCAGAGATGTCGTTGGAACAACTATCAGAGTCTTTTTCTTTTGCTCTGCGAAGTACCTCACTAATGAGTAAATCATCAACGATTTGCCAGAGGCTGTTGGGCTTATCAGTAGTCTTCTGTTGTGTCTTAGAGCATCGTATACTCCCTCAATTTGATAACTTCTTGGAGGAATCTTAGATATAGCATTCATATAATCCTTGACACCTTCCATAGAAATCATATCATTGACTTCAAATGGAGTGCCATAGAACTTACTGTCTTCAAATTTATAATCGTAATTATGATTCTTACAGAACGATACTATCTTATCAAGTAATCCAACATATATCTCTCCTTTCTGTAAATTAAATAATCTTATCTTACCATCCCAGTGTCTATTTCTATACTGTGGCATATACTTTGCACCAGGTATATCAAATGTAAACTGGTCAGACAACTCATGAGCAACATGAGGTTCTGATACAATCTTTAAATAGACTTCATTCTTTTTTGAGATAATAATGTCTGACATCATCCTGATAGTTTTTGCCAATCAATAATGTTTTTTAATTGAAACCCTCTACTATTAATTTGTTTGATAATATCTTCTAAGTATGTTAACATTACATCGTAATATCTTATCTTCAATACTATGGTCTGCACCTTATCGTCAGCATCCATGTACCTTTTTACTGAATCTTTCTCTCTTACTTTATATGGAAACGGTTCGGCCTGATACACTGAGGGGTCGGATTTTCCTGTGTAATAGTTATGCCTGTCTAGTTTAACCTTAGACTCTTGTGCTATTGCCTTCTCTTTTAATAATTTTAGAGCATTGTAAACATCCCAGTACTTTGCATGTAACATTGGGATCTTTGCTGCTTCGTCGTGTATTTTAAATTGATCAATCTGTGAGTCAGTTTCCCACATACTTTGTATAGTTTCAAGATTCATGTTGTAATGGATGATGTTTTAACCTTGAACTTAGTGTCAAGGATTTCATAGATGAGATATTTGAATGTAACTGTTGCTGTAAAATATGAGTAGTCAGTTTCACTTGCAGTGAATTCCAAAGTAGATAAAGATATTGGAAATAGATCTTTAAATTTAATATATGACATAGGAACAAAGTTGCTATTTAAAACTGTTAGCGTTCCATCACTAAACTGTCTTAAATTATCTATGACAAATTGATTATCGTCAGCACGAATCAAGTCTCCAAACTGATCAACAGACTTAGGATAACCTAATGAGTAAATCCAGTTATGAATTTCTAAGTAGTTTTCCATGTTCTCATCTACTAAAAATTGTAGAGTGAGATCCTCAAACTGTATCTGATCGCCTGGTACAGGAATCGCTTTTAGATAATTTCCTACATCAATATTTCCCAACTGTATGCCAGGTATTCTGGTTGAATTGGAAAAGAAATCTACCTTTGGTGCTCTAGCAAGATTGAACTGAAACCCAGATGGAGACAGAAAATTCCTATTCTTTATTTGATTGTCGTAAAAGGAATTAGTCATTCAAACAGTTCTTTCCTACTGTTATTTAGTCCTCTTTTTTATCGTTTAATTTTTCTAAAAATTCTTCGTCAGGAGTAAAGATGATAG